GTCTATACCATTTGGATCATACCCAGTATAGTAAGGCGCATTTTTATTTATTAAAATATTAAATTTCGCTAAATCGTCATCAGCTGGGGGAGGGTACCACCATCGAGTGAAACAATACCGTTTACACAGCTCACGAATGGAACAAGGAGGATCTCCGTAATATACTGTATACGTTGGATCGTCCTGATCACTCTGTTCACCAATGGTCATCAATTCCCCTGATGCGGTCGGCTTATCAGAAATTGTAGTATCTCCAGTCTCCACATTGGGAGAACTACTCTGGGATTCCAACACTTCTACTTTTGCATTGGGCTTCCGAGGAGCAGGTATGTCGCTCACAAAAGGATCACCCGCTTCAGGCCACAAATGATAATTATTAAGAACAGAATTACGAGGAGCCGCCAACTTGAAATCATCACATGCAGACACGAAAACATTAATAGAAATCGGTGCGTCAAGGCTCGGACTAACCAAATCGTTAAGCACTGACAATTCCAAAATACCATTAGTGTAAAGCCCATTCGTATTTGGTTCATTAAGCAATCGTGCAGTGGATGAAAAATTAGATCCTGTTTTATAAGGCGTTCCACAAAGCTTCCAAGGTTGACTTTGTCCCCAGCCGACGACAATCTCAAAATCATCCGTCTCGGCAATATCAACAACTCTAGAATAGTTGGTATTGTAATCAACCGCAGAGGTGAATTGGTTAGGATCCCACCTAACCAGGATACGCCCTTTGTGGAAATCACTTTTGACAACTTGAAAGCGAAATTTAAGTGAACCTTGCCACTGCTCAAAACATGTAGCCATATGCGCAAGTGGAGTCATATGTATTTCTTCTGCAATGTTATCCAATTGCATCGGTTCCACGCGCGTATTCCACAACAAAGTGTCTGGTGATGCACCAGGAGTCCAAGTAAATTGAGTCAAATAAGACTCCCTTTTTACATAGTCCAAAATGCCCATCTCATCAGTTCCGTCCAAACCAACTGTTCGGGAATCGACTGTTAGTTCTGCTTTACTATCGAGAGTCAACTTCATGGCTCCGTCAGCAGCGTCAGTATTGGCCAAATTTCCAGTAGGAGATGGTTTGACTTGCACAATGTCAGAAACAATGTTTGGCCTAGAATAACCAAATAATTGGGCTATTCTACTGGTAGCATTAGCACCAATCTCAGTGGCTCTCATATAAGGGCCAATAATAGGCAATTGTGTTAAGGCTCCAGCAGTCTTTGCAACAGCAGCTGCAGGCTTCGAAATAATTCCCTGTCCATACTCGTCCTGAGAATTGATAGTATTGCTCCTATCATTTTTGGACATGCGCTTACCACGCCTTCCAGCCTGAGACGAAAGAGGTGGATCAGCACTCGTTGGAGTGGTAAGCACAACATCTTCAGCCCAAATATACGTGGTTATGGTAACGGGATCATCTCCCCCGTTAGCATGAAGAAGATTGGCAAATGAAGAAATAGTGATATCTCCCATATTTTGCCAATCTGCTTCTGGAATACGCAGATAATTATCGGGCCAAAAGAAAGGCAACTTTAACTCTCCACCAGTATTTTTAGTAGGATTTAGGAAGAAATGTGGTTTCTGAGAAGCTTGAATCAAGTCCTGTGAAACAAAGTTTCGATCCACTGTTACTTGATCTCCAAGAGTGAACGGGTTATAAGAAACTAAGGCCCGCCCATAATGAAATTTCGTACCCGAAATTACCATCTTTACATTTAATTTCATCCTAAGGAGCTTATAATTTTTGATCTTATCTCTAACATAAGGATTTTCACAAAAAGCAGCCCACGGATTGAATTTATAGAAAAAAGGTTGTCCAACTACCCAAGTTTGGGCAGATTGACGAATAGGGCGTTGAAGAAAATTCCCTAATTCACTATCAGAATTATTCCCCAAATCCATAGTTGATTCATACGTCCCAACCTTTTCTGTTGTCCAACCCGCGTCTTGATCGGCAAAAGCAGTAATTTGCTCTGTAGTCAAAGGAGCAAGAGCCTCTTCTTTTGTACCAGGTGCGGGCTGGGAATCGGAGACTACACCAGATTGCGAGTTCAGCAAGTTACCTTCTAAAGCGCTGATTCGTTTTTCTAGTTGATGCACATGGCGATACTTTTTGGCTAATTTTCCCTTAAGTTCGTTCACACGACTATTAAGATATCTAACCTCAGCATGATGAACATTCAACATAGCATTATAAGAATCGATATTTTTATCGAGGTTATCGTCCTCAAGTATTGTTGTTAAGTTAGTAATGTATTTTATTATATATTATGTGCGGTACATCAATCGACAACATAACAGTGCTATTTTGTTGGGCGTCACCCCATTGCTAAATAACAATATGTACAATGACTATTTACGTAGCTGTCCATGGGATTTAGGTAATGCAGAACCTAAATTCCATGCGTTAATCACACGCAAACAACTATTTTTAGCTTATCCAACGTATAGTTACGGTGGCCCAAGGTACAAAGCCCCCAAGGCGGGCTATAGAAGTCGACCTAAATGTCGAACTTCTCACGGTACCAAGCGACACGATCATCATAACTCATGATCGGTCCCACGTAGCCCTGAATTCCAGAGTCACGCGCAACTTGCTCAAGCTGAGCAACACGCTCGGTGTAGACCTCTCGGCCAAATTCAAAGTACTTCAATGCTACATTCTGAACTGCCTCAGCACTTGACTGTTCCATGGATAATATCTTAGATTTCAAATGCGTATGCAACATTTTAGCAATAGAATCTTCCTCGACAGGTGACCTGTAGAGGCCCAATTCATCATCCCAAACTGCGAAATGTTTCAAAAAAGAAGCATCACTTAAATTGATGAAGGGAACAGATTCGGCATCCTTATCTGCCATAGTATACTTAATACTGACTTTAGCGAGTTGATCAGCAATGGCGGTGTGGTTATATTCATCATAACCTTTTGCCACAGTCATAATGTTATCGTCACCATAAGTCATAGCTGATACTTTCGTATTAAAAAGCGGTACTTTCCACCACCCCTTCTCCTTGGCTATGGCATACCAGCAATAACGTAAATACAAAGAATTCACAAAACTATTGACAACCACCGTTAAAGGGTGTCCTGAAGGATTTGAACCCATAAATTGAACTAAGGTCCCAAAGTAGTCATAAGTGGGATAGGAGATCTCAGTGGCAATGCCGCGCATAATGAAGAGATCTTCCGTATCATAATTTCCACTCTTTTCTGCTAACTTAATCATCAGTTTAAAAGCAGCAAGCATAAATTGAGGACTCATCCGACCATCAAACTTGGCATAATCGCCAGCGATGGCACGGTCCCAACCATGCTTTCCAATATGTTCAAATAGCTCTGTCCACTCAGGAGACTGTACGACAGTTCCAACAGCACATTCAGTAGCTATTTTGTTGCGCTGCACCAAAGCAGCAATAGAGAGGAAATATTTACGAACAAGCATCACAAAAGCCATATTTGCGGCAGCAAACACACGCACTTTGTCTTTGCTCAATTTTGTGGGTTCGTCCTTCAGCGAGGCCTTGAAAACAGTGTTGATAGATTCGCCAGCCAGCAACTTAGTTTCCATTTTAGACAATTCTTCGAGGACTATAGGATCAAGGTCACGAGGGCAGGAAATGCCTTCAACAGAACGGTCAGATTTTTCAACAAATTGCGTTTTAGGCCCCTTTCCGGGGAAACCTACAGACGTCGAAAAATTCATTGCGTTAAATCCCAAAGCCCCATCAATTCCTGCAAGGTTCGCATCATTATTGATTTTGCCAACCTTGGCAAGTTCTGAAGC